AATCAGAAACGCGCTCCTGATCGACTTTGTCATAATGAGGATCGCTTTCACAATCCCACATAAATTCAAGCTCATTATCAGAAGCTATCTGATTGGCAATCTCCTTCAGAGTTGTATTCTCATACTTCCTTGTTTTTACCGTTCTTCTTACAGTGCCATTAAGAGGTATTGATACTGCAGAAAAACTGAATACTCTAGGACGTCCTGAAACAGATAATCTATCAATTATCATGTTCTTTGTTTCGAGCGCGCCCCTTGCCTCAGTAAGAAATGTAACTTTGACCTTATCACCGCGTGTTGGTGTCCAGGTTCCTGCCCATTTACCAACTTCATCTTTTAAAGTGATATTAACCTCATCAGCTTCATCATCAATATGATCGGTATATTCACACTGCAGGAGATCTGCAGATACTTCAGTTGAAATATCTGTTTCATTCCCTGCAGTCATATACTGGATTGATAAAAGAGTTTTAAGAGGTGTAGTTCTGATGCCTATCTCTTCCATGGTGGTAGCTTCTCTTTATAAGAATCAGTTGAAACTTCAATCTCAGGTAATGTAAGCACTATTCCTGAAGGGAAAATTACATACTCACGATATTTAAAATTCAAATTCATAAGCGAAGTAAGGTGCTTTTCATCACCTAAGATTTTATAGGCGATACCATCCCAGGTATCACCCTGAACTGTTGTATAAGTTTTACTCATAGCTCAAACGGCTCCTCTGAGCAAAATACTGTTCAATCTGCTTCTGGAAGTTAGAACTGCCTTCAGCAAGTGCCCTTCTTATCTGGTCATAAGCATCACCACTATTACCATCAGTTGTAACATTGATAGTAGGATTGAAATTGATTGTGATATTTGATGAACCTGCAGATGAAGAATGATCTGCCAAAAGAGATTCTAATTTTGATAAAGGAAGAACAGCTTCTGATTCAGCGCCTTCACCAATAAGGGCAGTAGTAGGTTTTGTAACAACACCACCATTGGCCAACATTGGAATCTGTGGCATTTCAAAACCAAAGGTTTGGCCACCCATTCCTGGAACCCAATCAGGTATTGATACTGATACTGAACCTATTGCAGAGAATGCCTTATTGATAAGAGAAATGATTGCATTGATAGGTGCTTTAGCCAGTCCTACCAAGCCACCAAACACATTAGCAAATATGTTTTTTACATTCTCCCAGGCAGCGCTCCATTCTCCAGAAAAGATGTTTTTAACAAAATCGATAATCTGAGTGAAGTGATATTTGATTCTGTTCCATACACTTGAAACTGTTTCTACTATGCCATTAAAAGCAGAAGTAAACACATTAGCAAGCCATGGGCATTTTTCAGAGAACCAAGACCATAAAGCTGAAGCTTTCTCTTTGATAACATCCCAGTTCTTATAAAGCACAACACCAATTGCGATCAATGATCCTATTGCAGTAATAATTATTCCAATAGGATTGGTCAACATAAAGGTAAATAAAACTCTTAGTCCAGTAATAAGAGTTGTAATTGCTGTTTTGGCAAGAAATAGAATTGATTTCGCCAAATTTCCTAATGCCAACGCTGTAGCTTTAATTGCAACAACAAACTTTGATATTAGTGTTTTTGAGGTATTTAGAAGTATAAGTGCGTATTGTTTGGTTAATAAACTTAACTTACTAATTCCCCCGCTTACAAATATTATGACTTGCCATAAACGGTAATATCCAGTTACGGCAGACATTAAGATATAACCACCTGCACCAACTACCATATTAAAAGCAGCAAATGAGGCAATTAAAGCGCCAACTGTTCCAATACCATATGAAATATATTTGAATAAAGTTTGGTGCTTATCCATAAAAGCGCCAACTTTTGTAATTGCAATCGTTAATATCTGAACAAATGGTCTTAATGAAGAAGTTAAAACATCAGAAATAATCAGTTGATTTTCTTCAAAAGCTGAATTTAATACAGAAAGATCGCCTGCTAAATTATCTGTTTGTTTTTTTGCTACGCGCTCTGCAGAACCTACTTCTTTGACCTTATCGATCATTTTCTGCAGAGTCCCATCTACAGCATTTTCCATTAAAATGCCTGCTGCAGACATTGCTTCCTGACCAAAAATATCTTTCTTGATTGCTGCCTGAGCTGCCTGAGGTAATTTCTGCAGTGCAGTGCCAATGTCCTTTAATACATCTGGCATTGCCCTTACATTGCCTTCTGCATCCTTTACAGATACACCCAAAGCATATAAAGCCTTCTGTCCTTCAGTAGCAGGGGCAACTAAGCGTGTAAATACAGCGCGCATTGCTGTACCTGCCTGAGAACCACGAATTGCATTATCACCAAGCTTACCGGCCATTGCAGCAACAGTTTCTAGATCAACGCCCATAGATTTTGCTACTGGTGCGACATATTTCATGGTTTCACCTAATCCCTGCAGATCTGTTGAGGAATTAGCAAAGGTATTAACCATGGTATCAGCGACACGGTTAATCTGACTTGCTTCAAGTCCAAAACCATTCAGCATAGAAGCCGCAATATCAGAAGCATTGGCCAAATCAACCTGACCTGCAGCAGCAAGATTTAACATACCAGGCATGGCCTTTAGCATATCATCTGTTTTAAAGCCTGCCATTGCAAGATATGTCATACCTTCTGCAGCCTGAGAAGCTGAGAATACAGTTGATTTTCCTAAATTACGTGCGCCTAATCTTAATTTTTCCAAATCTTCAGCTGAAGCGTTTGAAACTGCTCCAACTCTGGACATGGTTTTATCAAATTCCATACCTAACTTGATTGGAGCAGTAAATTTTGATGCTAAAGACTTAAGCATCATTGCCTGACCAACACCTATGGCAAATTGAGAACCATAAGAAGTTTTTTTGGATTGAGCGTCCTCTATTTTTTGACTTAGAACTAATTGTCTATGAGCTTCTTTAGTAGAAAGTTCTAGTTCTTTCTGTCTGTTAGATAACTCATCAAGACTTTTTCCTGCAATGCTACTGTCCTGAGATAATTTAGCTAACTGTTCACGCTCTTTTTCTAAAGATATACTTGCATTATTAACTGCAATTTTCTGTTTATTATATTCAGAGATTAAGGCCTCACTAGGCTGCTTAGATGCATTCATCTGTGCAGATAAACTAGCTAATTGAGCTTTTGCCTGAGAAAACCCTTGCTCTGCTCTCTTAACAGCTTGCTGTTGAGCAAAAAACTGATCAAATTTCTTTTTACTTTCTTCTAACTCATTTAATTTTGACTGTAGTTTTTCAAAGCTGGAAGTAGTTGCTTTAAATGCTTTTGTATATGACGGATCGATTTTAGCAGCAAAAGTCAGTGCAAAATCTAATAATCTGTTATTGCTCATCTTCTTGCCCCTGGATATTTCTGCTGTTTTTGTTTTTGTGAAATGCTCTTTTGCTGTTCAAGATACTCTTCTGCAAGTTCCTGAACATCCGACATTGGCGCGTTGAATAAATCAAAGAAAGGAGACTGCAAAGAGGTGGCCAACGACATCACCCCTTTGCGGTACTGTTTCAGAAAGTCATTTAGATCGCTTGAGCTTCCAATGCCGAGCTGTTGAAAAAAGCCTGAACTGCACCAATTACCTGCATATATTCAGATACTGGTAACTTCTCAAAGAATTCAATTGGCTGTTCTGAACGCTTTGAAGCAACAAACAGATCAAAGCTATCATCCCAACAGATCACAGTCACTGTTCTCATTACTGGATTAACGATTTTCTTCATGCGAGCATAATCATTAATCAACTGCTTCAGATCAGCGCCTGATAAATCTTCAAGCTTCAGCTCTACATCTTTGTATTCTTTACCTTCAAACTTAACAGCTTTAGCAAATGTAACAAACATGCGAAATCTCCTTACATACCAATCTGAGTTCTTACATCAGCAAGCAAATCAGTGCCGTTGATCTTGCAAATGAAGTTCAGCTTATCAATCTCAACTGTCTCTTTATCATCAATTTCAATCTTCATATAGGTAACTTCAAGTTCTGAAGTTGTTCCAGAAGAAGCACCAACCTCAAGTGAACCTAAACCTACAGTCTTAGGTAAAGTCTTAACAGTTACCTTTACACCCTTTGCAACAAGTGAATTAGTTGCATTATCCAGGAACTGCTGAGAACCTCTGAAAATCAGATCTGCACCCTGAGTTGATAACAGCTCTAAAGCCTGAGTTGTTACTGAGCGCCAATTGATTGTTAGAGACATTGACTGAATATGGCCAATTACTGCAGAATCAATTTCACCTGCAATACCTGCACCGCTAATGGTATCAGTCATATAAGACAAATCAGGAAGATCAACGGTTGCAATACCTAGCTGATTATTGCCATCTTTGTAAACGCGATAGTTGATTGTCTTATCTGGAGTTAAAGCATTTTCTGCCATTTTTATAATCCTCTTAAACAATAAATCCGTCTAAAAAGACGGACTTAAAAAATCTTAACCAAACAAGGTGTCATAGTAGCCGGTATCAATCTCAAGATTGAACTCAAGATCTTCAGCAGGTGAAGGTGGAGTCATGAATACCTTGAAATGATAGATACCATCCATTAACTCAGTTGTAGGATTATCTTCCTCACGGAATAGCACACGTGCACCTAACAACTGCTGTCTTGCTACCAATGAATTTAACCAGACGTTCAATGAATTTACGATTGTTTCAATTAAACGGCGGTTGCCTGGTTCATCAACCTTCTGGAAGATTGTCAGAATGATAGTATTACCTACCCACTGGAACATTCTTCTTACTGGAATGAATGCATCCTTTGGATCGGTCACACCTGGATAACAGCAGGTTCTGTTGCCCCAGATAGTCCATCCCTGATTAAAGTTCAGGAAGGTAACAATACCCTGACCATTCAGATAGTTTGCTTCCTCATTGCCAAATACAACCTCAGAACCATCCTCAAGGCATAAGCCGGTAATTGATGTATTCTTATTTGAAGGTGAGCAATAAGGAACACCACCGTAAGCATTATCAGTAACACCGATAACACCGGCCAGATGAACTGATGCATGATACAGAGTCTCTGTATTTCGTACCATTGGCCAACATAAGATCTGCTGAGTTAATGAGATATTATTCTGATTCTTCCATGATGGAACATCTGAGTAAACCTGAACATTCTCATTTGCAGGAGCATCACATAAGGCCATTGCTCTGAAATTACCGTTAATCAGAACTGCTTTTGCAGCCATGATTGCAGCAACCTCAGGATCTGATGAATAACCAGGGGCAAGCACTAAAGTAGGAACAAGTCTAAACTTAGGATAAACCTCATTTAATAACTCTAAACCTTTACGCTTACCAGTAGTTGCATCAATACCACCAATAATATTAGCCTTAGTTACAAGTGAAGGATCAATCTTGTAACCTGATACACTTACATCTGAAGGAAGGTCTGAACCAATCCAGTTGATTACAAGATAACCATTTTCATCAAAAGCTGTCTCATAATCAGTGCCTGCAACGTAAGTAACAAGATCATCACCAGTCTGGC